AAATATACAATTCTTCCGTTTTCTCTTTTTCCTCTCTCAACTCTTGCCTCAATTTCTTGATGATGATCATCAAATCAGCGTGGCTCAATTTAGGCAGATCCTCTCTCTTGAATAAACTTTCCCGGAATGAGATCGCTTTTTCATAAAGATCCTTGTAATCATCATATTCCATCAATGAGGAATTCATACTTGTGTAATGTACCACAGATGCGTGGTCTCTTCCCAATACCTTTCCCATCAATGAAGGTCCGGCAACACATCGGAAAGCGACTGCAAAAGCACCCCTTGCATATACAAGTTTTCTCTTTCTGGAATTGTCATCAATCAGATCATTCATCTGGAAATATGCCTCCTTTGCGGAAATCAGTTCATCTATCCCCATAAGTCAATGTCTTGCTTTATGTATTTTTCATTCATCACCTGGAGATTCATTTCCCAAATTCCTCTCTGTGATTTGATTGTCAAGTTAGTCATTTCTTTCATCTCATCACAAGGATCGAGAGGTTTGCAATTACATCCCTTGCAGAAGTAGGTCGTTCTATCCAGGATCTCAAAAATCTCTCCTTGTTTCGTTCTGATCTGATTTCCAGGTTGGAAATTCTTAAATGTTCGATGCCGCATTGTCAAGAGCATTTTGCAGATTAGTTATCACTTCTTTCAATTCTTGGTTTTCGTGTTTGAGTCGGGCATTCTGTAATCTCGCCTCATTCAAAAATCTGTTTGATGATCTTTCAAAGTCAATGAAATAATTCATCACCCGATCAATCTCAATCAAATCAATCACTCTGTTGATGATTTCATTCTGGTACCTAATGTCATCCTCTTCTTGAGCCATCTGATTCATCCAAAGCAAGGTGTCTCCCAAGAGTAATTGCTTCTCTCGGATATGTAATTCGTTTAATGTTGGATCAGAAGGGAACATCTGTTTTTTGTTTAGGTGGTGTGTGAGGAATCAAACTCTTCAAATTTATCAAAAATCCCACATTGAATTTCATTGATTCCAATCGGATAGGTTGATCCAGGGGAGTCGGTCTCCCTCCGCTTTCTAATTCTTTCACCTTTCGGATGTGGATATCTGAAAAGATCCAATCCGTATCGTGTTGAGTATAGCGGTGAATGACAATAAATTCATCGGCTCGGTTTACGAACTTACCGCCTCCCTCTACATCCGAAGCCATTGGAGGCATAGGATGTCCCTTATATGGATGCGATCCGTGATGCAACTTTCGAAGGGCTTCAGTAGCGGGGTGAGTATTTACGATTGTCATCACTCCGTATTTTTTACAGAATACCCGGATGTTGCTCGTTGCCTCATAGTGGTATTCGTGGGTACTTACCTTCCCCAATTTCTTTTGGTTGATCGTAAGTGAATTGTATGGATCAATCAACATCCCATCAAAAGCCCATTCATCGTACATCTCCTCCGCAGTTTCCAGGAGGGAGAAAACATCAAAGAGAGTTTCATTGTCAATGAATTGAAAATGTCCATTGATAAAATCCAAATGCCTATAAAATTTCGCCTCCTCGATATATTGGATTTGTCTTCCATCCAGGAACTCAATCAATTTTCTTGAGATGGATTTCACATCATTCTCCGAAGAATATACAAGCCACTTTGTTCCATTCTTCATAGAATGCATCAGCATCAGAAATAGAATCGTGTGAGTCTTTCCCACATTGGCGTGTCCCGTTACAACAATGAAATTGCCTTTCTTGAATCGGAGATAGTCATCCACCTCCGGGAATCCAAACTTTGAGGATTCCGGGATCTGTCCCTTTCTTGCTTTCTCAAGGTAATTCATAATATCACCGCTTCGGGCGATCAGAGGGTGTGTCAGCATAAGGTTGAAGATAAAAAAACCCCGCCGAAGCGGGGATCATTTTTTGAGGTTAATTTCAGAAGGGAGATTCCTGGGATGGAAAGTGCTGATTGTATGTCGCACCTTGGCTCTCCATCTCCAATACGCATCCAAGGTACTTGTCCACGAAAGAAGGGATGTCCGTGATCTGGATCTTCCCGGCACAAGCAAGGTCAACCGCACCTTTGAATACTACGCTACGAGCAATCTGCTCATCCTTACTGCCTCCACCCTGGCTCTTTGATCCTCCAGAGAATCCACCACCGGAATATGCCGCGGTTCCTTTGGAGATCTTCACAGATCCTTTTGCATTGAGTGAATACTCTACCTCATCCCCGACATTGTACCAAGGCGATGGTGTCTTTGAGAAAGCCGTTCCCTTCTGTCCATCATCAAACGCTACATCCATCTTGTGGAATTCTTGCCATTGTCCGGTTGGGGTGATGCTTACGATTTTTGCCATTGTTGATTGAATTGATTGATTTGCTGATTTATGAATTCTTTCTTTTTCGATTCGTGCAACTCCTTCTCAAGGAGTACGATCCTCTCCTCTAACCAGGAGATGTATGCCTTGCTTTTCATTGGTTGAATATCCTATCGTTTATCCAATCAATAGTGTTGCTCTGCGCTCTGATGATCGCTTCCGAATCTTTGATCGCTTCCGATCTTAAATGCTCAAGGAGATTATTTCTCTTTTCTAATGCTTCGATCCTTGCTTCCTGGAATCGGATGATGCTCTCGTACATTTCTGAAGAGAGGTAGGAATGTGATGTGTTTTCCATTTGATTTGTTTTTTGGTTATTCAAACCTATGGAATTTTATCAACACATCCAAGCAATTTATGCCGGTATGAAAAATATTTTTGCCGTATCCTTTTGGATGTCAGTATTTTGTATGATGATCAACTTCTTGAAATACTTCGGGGAATCATCTTCCACCCCTCCCCAATCCTTGAAAGCATCCATTGCAAACTTTACCGCCATAATGCAGTTGTCAATATCGTATCTGTAATTGACTTCTGCTCGGATGATAACTTTCTCGAATCGTACCGGATCAAATCCTTTCAACTGATCCAGGATCTCCCCTTTGAATTTATCCTTCGCTTTCTTCCTAACGATCCAATGCTTGGATGCATAGAAAGAGTTTAGTGAGGGTACTTTTCCTACCTCAACGCTTATATCCACATCGGTCAGCAAAGTGAGGATCTAATTTGTAGATCTCCTGGAGAATCTCTTGTTCCCTCTTTAGGGCATCGGCTCTTGCTTCCTTCGTGGATTCACAATTAGCAAAGAGCATAGCCGCTTGGTGAAGGTGATGATCAATTTTCCTTTTGATCGCTTTGTTGGTATAGTATTTCCATTCCATCGGATTTGTATTTTGCTGATGCATTGTGGTACTCAAAGTATTCAAGGTGATGTGCAGATTTTTGCACTTGGTGTTCAAGTTCACGCTCAAGGTGAGCGATGGCTTTTTTGATGTCTTGTGAAATGGGGTTGTTGGGTTTCTTACCCGCCCGGAGTAGGTAAGTGATTGCCGTTCCCAAATTGTAGTTGTCTTCCTGGAAATCCAATACAACATCAAATGCCTCGATGTTTTTGTACTTGCCGATGTAATACTTTGGTGTCTTACTCATCGCTTCAAAGATATCATTTTTTTTGATTGTCAACCTCTGATTGACTATCTCCGGGATCATCCCAATAGATGAAATGCCAACCCTGGTCATCATTAAGTTCCATAGTACCTCTGTGCTCTTGCTCTTGTTTTCTCTTGTTCATCATCCAAGGGATAATCCATAAAACCAAAATGCGAAAGGAATGGGTTCTGGTAATCATCTGGGATCTCTCCCTTTTCGATCCTTGCCCAATGCTTTCTCTTCTCTGCTTTAGTCAAGTTAAGTAGTAGTTAGTTATTCTCTTTCAGAGAATCTAAAGTAGTATAGTTAACTTAAGTAAGTCAAGTAAGTTGTAAAAAATAATCAACTACCACCAATTGACCAAAAAAAATATCTCAATTCCTTTTTCTTCGATTTCCCGAACTTTCTCCCATTCAGATGATATACCATCCCACTCAACAGAGAAAACCTCGCAGAATCAAGGAAACAGCCCTTAAATCAATTTGTTTAGCACCTGCTTGATGATAGCCAACAAACAAAGGATCGCAATCGTCCATCCGATCAAACCTTCCCAACCCATTCCTTTTTTCTGAATGGGCTGGTTCACGATTCGGATTGTTTCTACCCTTATGGTATCAGATGGGCACTCCGCAGAGATCATCACCCTTTCCCCTGGGAGAGACTTCAATTCAACCTTTACGCGATCTTGGTAGAGGATGGTGTCCTTTTGGATTGTTAGAGTGTCGTGTAGTACTCTCTCCTTTGTGATTACAATCGTATCCCTTACAACTACACTCTCTTGGTGAGGTTTCGCAATACCGCATCCACTAACTCCCGCAAGAATCACAATCGGGATTGTCAATGCTACAAGTCGGATCCGTAGGAATCTCTTCCAAATCATTGAGCCATTCATCAAAACTGCTTGTATTTGGTTCTTCCATTTTCTTTGACTG